AAGTGCTGACAGATCTATCAAAAAATCATCCCCCTTAGGTAGAAAATAGATAAAGTCTACTTAAGGGGGACTTTTGATACAAAAGTATACAAAAGAGAGCATTATTTGTTTTCGGAATTACATTCCGGCAAACCGGTAATGCTGGTTAGCAGTGATAATATTCCGGCCAGCATGGATGTGGAAATTACTAATTTCGTGTCTATCTGCCCAAGTACAGTTACGGTTCCAATTGTTGCTATGGCGGTCTGCGCGACAGTCTTTATTGCCCTGATACCGGCACATTTAGCCCATTTTTTCCAATCTTTTGCTTTCATGTTACCATCCTTTCTTTTCAGGGGTGATTAAGCCGTTTATCATTAGAGCGATTCGATTATTATCCATACAGTTCAGCAATTCGTGATACGCCTACATAAATTTCGGAAATTTTATACCATGTAGTATAATCGACTGTTCCGGTCTGTGGCAGCCCGAATACTTTCTGGAATGTACGGACTGATTCTGCAGTTGCAGGTCCGTAAATCCCGTCAGCAGTAATTTTCGGAATAGCAGGATAAGCACCTGCTATGACATTTAATTGTTCCTGCATCTGCAAAACTTTATTGCCGGAAGAACCAATTTCCAGAGTATAGCCAGGCCAGGAGGATGGGATGCCGGAGATGGCTTCGGCGGTGTTAATGTACATGTCGTCACCGTAGTAGTAACGGAGAATTTCGATAGGGGAATAGCCCTGGTCGCCTAAGGATTTGGATCCCCATTGGGTCAACCAAATTGTCATAACCTATAAAGTACACGCAAACTCTTGATTTTACTGGGTTTGCAGGCATTTTACCTGTATAAGAAAAAGTAGATTTTGAGAGAATCGTTTTTGCGATCGTAGATAATCTTGTCGATGATCTGCTTCAGGGCTTCGTTCTTTTGCACGTATGTATAATTGTTGGAGATGAGAATATCATACACACTCCGTACCTTCTGCAGCATAGCATCCGCCGGATCCTGATCAGATTTATGCGCTGCCTTTTTCAATTCCTTTAATTGTTGTTCTAAGGATTCCCGTTCTTTCTGAATGATAGCTTTATTCGCTTTATATTCTTCCAGTGTATCAATCCCTTCCCGGTAGGAGGCTTTTATTCGTTCCTCTTTGCCGGTTAAACTTTCCAATTGTTCTGTTATAGCCTTGCGCTCATCAAACTGCTCTGTGGGTTGATATTCACGCAATTCATAGACAATATCTTTGGTATCCAATATTTCTTTGATACTGGCCAGAACTTCCTTTTCAAGGACCAGTGAGCTGATGCCGTTCGGCTTTTTACATTTACCTTTACTGTATCCGTAGCAGGAGAAGTAAGAATATTTTTCCCCATTGACTCGTTTCATAGTGGTTGAGGTTAAGGTGCGTCCGCAATCCGGGCATTTCAGCAGTCCGGAGAGCCAGTGCTTATAAGTGGAAGAGGGGCGCTTGCCGACCGGCTTGTAGGTGGCTTTAAATCGTTCCTGTGCCGATTCAAACAATTCCTTTGATATAATAGCCGGCTGTTGCCCTTCTGTAACAATCCATTCGTCCTTATCTTTGATACGATTGGTGCTATTCTCTGTCCGGTTCCACCGGATCATGCCACAATAGGAAGGATTCTGGATGATGTATTCGACAGATCTTCGCTCAAATGGCTTTCCGTGCGAAGTCTTGAGTCCTAAAGAATTTAGGTATCTGGCGATATCAAAGAAGCTCATGCCTTCATTTGTGTATTTTTCGAATATAGTCCGAACAATTTTTGCTTCTTCCGGAACAATCACCGGCGGCTTGCCATGCTCCACAACCTTGTAGCCAAGCGGCGGACGTGCCTGGTATGCTCCGCGGAGTGCATTTTCTTTCATTCCACGATGCACTTCACCGGATAACCGGATAGAGTAGTATTCGTCCATCCATTCGATGATACGCTCGATCAGGCTGCCAAAGGGATCATCGGAGAGTGGTTCAGATACACTCACGACATCTACATTGTGCTGTTTTTTTAAAAGAGACTTGTATACGATGGATTCTTCCTGATTCCGGGCAAATCGTGAAAACTTCCATACCAGGATCAGATCGACTGGATGGTCATCACCTTTGGCCAGTCCGATCATCTCCTGGAAGCCGGGACGTTTGTTGGCTTTTCTTCCGGAGATACCTAGGTCCGTGAAGATCTTCAGGATTACAATATTGTTCTTGGCTGCATAGTCCCGGAGGAGGTGCTCCTGGGAGTCCGGGGAGATCTCTTCCTGATCATGAGTGGATACCCGGATGTAGCCGTATGCATATTTTACGCTCATTGTATCACCTTCCTGTAATTATATGTGCGACGTCGCACAAAAATGGGTACAAAAATAACACCTATGCAGGTGCCAGGGAAATGTGATATAATACTCTTGTTCACGGAATGTTATATCGTGCCTTGGCACTGTATAGTATTCAATAGATCCGCCTCTGTTGTCAGCAGGGGCGTTTCTTTTTTTATTTCAGCAGATCTGCAATACAAATCTTAAGATCACCATAAATCGTAACAGTAACTTCATCGTCAAAGGAATATTGAGTAGAATCCTCTGTTCCTTCGAAAGAGTACACCTGTATGGTCTGTTTCAGCGGATTTACGATCCAGTATTCACGAACACCGGCAGTGCGGTATTTGAACAGCTTTGTCAGGTAATCCATGCGCTGACTGCTCGGTGAGACAATTTCGATGATAAAATCGGGAGCACCGTTGCATCCTTTGTCATTGATCTTTGATGGATCACAAATTACAGAGATGTCAGGCTCCACGTAATTGTAATCATCCTGATTCAAGAAAACTGCAAACGGAGCAGGTAGAACCTCGCAAGGACCGCCCTTTGATTTGATGTAATTCCTCAATGTGGAAGAAAGTTCCATTACAAGTCGTTGGTGCTGGTAGCTTGGCGGTGCCATATCATAGATCTGTCCGTCAATGAGTTCTGCACGTTTTCCTTCCGGAAGAGCATAGATATCTTCGATGGTATAATGGTCATCTTTTAATAATGGCATGTGATCACGTCCTTTCGTAGAGTATAGTTATTTTTAATGATTTTTCTTATTGTTGTATACAGAAATATCGGATATAATACAGAAAAGGAGGTAGTGCTATGAAAAAACAATTTCTTAAAATTATAGATTTTTTGATCTTTATTTTTTCTTTTTTACTTCTTTTAAGTACTTACTTTAAATTACTATCGATTACTTTTTCTAATAATGAAGATAATTTTATTGTGTTGCTTTGGATAGTGGGCATTTGTCTTGCAAGTAAATTTACTCGTCCTCTATATCAGGAGATTCTTGCACTTCGGTTGCCAGTGGAACGTTGGCTGCAGATGCATCATCTAAAATGATTGGTTCAACTTCCAGAGTAGTACAACCAGTAAGTAACGCATCAACAGGATTTTTTAAAGATTCTGGATTTATTCCGGAATCTTTAATTTTTTGCAAAAGATCAGCTTTCTTTTCAAGCACCTCTAATTCAGCTTTTTCAGCTTCTGCATGTTTGATACGGTAATCATCTTTAGCCGAAAAAATGCTTTTTACAATATCAATTGCTCCAGGTACTTTAAATGAGAGAGCGCTGCCGCCGCCTAAGAATACAAGTATAGCAAAAATGAATTGCCAGTTATCTACTAAAAGATTTTTTACATTAACAAGAGAGAATACAATATCTCCAGGAGAATTTAAAGATACTTGAGTCGATATGCATTCCTCTGAAGCAATAGAAGTCAATAATTCGGTAGTTCCGTATAGAACGTTATTGATTGAGCGTGGACCGATAGGTGTTTGCTTTCGAACATTAAGAACGAAAGACATATCATTGCCAAACATATAATAATTATACAAAGCATTGAGTATTTGCTTTGAGTAAGAATCTAAATTTGAAATACCATGATAATTAGAGATTGCTCTACATAACGAATAGTTTAGTTCTTCATTTTTCACTGTTCGAAGCAGAGTTATGTGTCTGCGCTTCTTATAAGGGCAGGAAACATCGTTTATATCAACATCGTGATTATCAATACGATATATAACGTTCTGCTCAAGTTCTAGAGTTTTTGAATCATCTTCATAGTATTCACCAGCAAGTGCAAAAGTAATATAGCTACTTTTAGCACTTGGGATTACGAGAATATCATTAGTCTTGATTTCGTAAATAAAAGAATGACATTTATTAATAACGGTTGAAGGGCGATGAATTTCTTTAAATGTCATTAGTATATCATCTTTTAATGAATCTTTATTTGATTCCGAAAAATCTGTTTCTTGCGAAATGTTATTCCAAGCCAAGGCAACAAAACGCTTTGAAAGAAATTCATTATAAAAATAGCCTTTTTTGGTGCGAATCATCCAAAAATGTGTGGTGGGTGGAATGATCGGAACGCTAAAATTTTCAATTGCGTCAAGCAACGCCAACTGATCTGTATAGGTCATACTTTATCTCTCCTTGCAACTTATTTATGATTTCCCTGGTGTTTGGTAGACACCGGGGATTTTTTTATTATTGGATTATTTATTACTATCTTTTGGCTTTTTAATAAGTGCTACGATTGCTATAATTGCACAAATCAGACACCAGCCAGCCCACACATTTAAATCTGCATAACTTCCGGCAAGGGCAAATCCAAGTAAAGCACCTATTCCGTATAATACAATAATAGCGATGTTTCCACCTTTACCTCCATTGCGTGTTGCAATAGAAACGATTCCTCCGGCAAGGAGTAGGATTGCTACGACAATTCCAGCGGATCCACCAGCTTCTCCATTTGCTTCAAGTGTGTTACTGATTCCAGCAGCACATGACTGGAAACTGACAAAAACAAATAAAATGATTGACAGTATTCCTGATACGAGTTTCCATGTTTTCATAAGTTTTCCTTCTTTCTTATATGATTTTTTCAGAATGTATTTATTCAATCAGATATCTCCGCCATATAAATACATAAGTATCAAGAGGGCAGTGTATTTATGGTTAGAGATACTGGATGAATCGTTATTAAAGGACTTTCTGATTATTCATCTTTAATTTTGTTACCTTTGTTAGACGTTCTTTGAAACGTGTTAATTTGATAGAACGATCTGAACGGCTAGCAGGGACATCATGTGTAAAAACATCAATTGCTGTTTCAAGAACACGGATTTCATTATCATAGTCTTTTTTCTTTCTGTAGATAATGGCAAGTCTATCATAAGGACAATTGCCGTCGAAACGATGGGATACATTCTTTTCGTAGAGCGTTATGGCAGTATCTACATCTCCCTGCTTTTCTAATTCCAGTGCTTTTAAGTTAATGTCGGCAGGATCTTTTAATTTACTTAAATCAGCATTATCTGATAAATTTACTTGAAAATTCGAATCATGTTTAACAATGACATCTTGATGAGTGTTAATTGCAAGCTCGCCTTTGTGGGTAGGCTTGGAATTTTCCAAATAACCGTTCTGAGTTAAGAACTCTTTTTCTTTATAAAAATCTATACCGTATTTATATTCGAAGTACGAGGGTACCCTTTTGTTGGTATATTTCTTTAGCCAGTACAACATATAAATATGACCAGGTAACAGACCATCTGGATAACGTTTCATCATAGCTTCAGATACGAGCGATTGATTAGGAAACATTTTTGATTGTTCAATCCAATTGGTATTAAATTCTCTGTCTTGAGAAATAAAAGGTTTTTCTGAATAGTCTTTGTAATACAAATCATAAATAGTTTGGCAATAAGTATCACTTGCTTTGAACTGTTGCATGGAATTTATCTGCTTAGCAGATATTTGATTTCTTGGCATACTTGCAGTGCGAGGAGCGCTCGTGTAAAGATAATTATAATATTCAATACAAGAATCAGGTAGTCGTGAGTCGTAATTAGAAAGAGAACTTTTGAAATTTTCAAAACAATTATTTTTCCCTTTTTCAGTTTTTAACTTTTGGGATTTAGAACAAGTGGAATCCCAATAACGTTTTATAAAAGTATTTATTTTATCAGCTTTTGCGGTTGGAGTATTTAGCTTTGAATATTTTTTTGCTATATTATCTCCTTTTACAACAACAATTTTACGTTTTTGGGCGTCAGCAAGTATAGATAGTTTTTCATAATATAAATCAAATCGAGAGAAAAATACATCAGGATTGACTGTTTTTTCAATTAAACTGGCGCAATCATTAAGTATTCGTAAGTCATTTTGTAATTCAATAACGGATAAAGAAGGTTTTTTGTTAAAAAAATTAAACAATCCCATATGATACCTCCATATTATATTAGTTCTGCAATCGTAAGGTGTGGAATAAAGTAGATTATATAATTATCTACAATAGTTAGTATGCCATATTTATCTCTATAGCACGCAATGCAGTTTTCTAAAAATTCTTCTGTAACATCCAAATACTCTGCAATTTCATATTTGTCTTTACAACCATGTTCGTAGGCTCTGATCAGACCGAATAATCCGATACTGCGGTTGTATCCCCAAAGCCTTGCCTGCCGTTCCTGTTTTCGATTACCGGTATATTCCATGTCGATAATATTACCAACAGAAGTATAATGATGACCGAGTTCTTCTGCCAGAACGCAGGCTTTTTCCGTGGTTGTATCTATATTGTCTTTGATAGCAATGGTACCATCACAATATAATCCCTTTATTTTTTTGCTTTTAAAAGGATAATCAATAACATCTATACCGTCTTTGCAGGCTTCTTCCTGTAGCTTCTCATATGTATTCATACAAACACCTCCCGCTCGAGTATATCAGATAAGCTGTCCTATAAATTACTTAACTCGTTTATTCTTTACGAATTCAGCAAACTGACGGATTTCATCTAATTCAGATTCTGTGTATTCATCACCATCGAAGTGAGCTGCGAGGATAGTTGGCTCATCGTGTTCATCGTCTGCCAAATAATCAATAGTGCATCCAAGATAAGAGGAAAGCTTTTTTAACGTGGAAAGTTTTACATTATCAGTTCCTTTTGTGTAAAACCCCGCTATGGTTGTATATGGAATTCCCGATTCTTTGGATAAGACGGATTTATTTATTCCTTTTTCAGCCATTAAGGCATCTAATTTATCAGTAAATGACATATCGCGTACCTCCTGTTACCTCTAATTATACATATAAAACAGACTTTGTAAAGTAAAAAATTACCCCACAAAGTAAAGAAATACAATTTAGAGGTTGACAAATTACCCTACAACGTTTATATTATAATCACAAACTACCCTACAGGGTAATGACGAGAGGAGAGTGAAAATGTTTTCAAATTTAAATGCAGAAATGGGAAGAGCGAAATTGTCTATTAAAAGCTTATCTGAACTGACAGGAATAAATTATGAAACTTTGAAATTGAAGTTCAGAGGGGTAACAGAATTTAAGTTGTGTGAAATGGTAGAAATCAAGCGAAAAGCATTCCCAGACAAAACATTAGATTACTTATTTGCAACAGATGAAACAGGTTCAGAGAAAGGAGAGTGAAGAAAGAGTGCAATTAGCAACAACAATAATTTCAACAATATCGGCAGTTTGCAACATTTACCTAATTTTCTATATTAGGAAAATGAACTAAAAAAGATTGATGTCTCGAGAAATGATGAATTCGTTCTTGCGCAGTTATATCAATTTTCATGGAAGTATATGGTGAATCAAAATAATATCCGAATTCTTTAGATGTATGAGGGTAAAGTACAACTTCATCCAACAATGGCTCTGAATATTTATAATCCGGAATAATATCTGGAAGTACATGTTGAAATGGACCTGCTTCAGAATATGTCTGCTGAGGTTCATAGCTTGTTAACGGATGTAATGCGCTTCCGTTTGGAGAAAAGAACTGAATATCCGTGATAGTAACAGATACAGCAGAAACATTATGAATTGTGAACCAATGGATTGGTGGATCTGGTTCTTCGAAATATAGAACATCGGCATGGATTTTGATTTTTCGTCTATTGCATTTTTGCGTGTAGTAAATACTATACGCAGAAAGTAAGAGAGCCAAAAGCGCTATTGCAAAATTCAATTCATCGAGGGACAGGCTTTTGAAAACATTAATTATAGAAGCCATAAAAGTACTCCTTTCTTTGGAAACTTGGGTACTGGCATACCCTGTAAGAAAAGTATAAGAGAAAAAAGGGAGAAAGACAATGTCAGGATATAATTTTAATCATTTTACAGGAAAGACAAGAGGTAAGGCTTCGAGAAAGAAAAAGATTCGAATGAAACAAAATCATAAAGATAAGTATGAGAAATATTCCAATAACAGAGGAATAGTGAGGTAAGTATAAGAGTGAAGAAAATTATATTTGTATTATTTGCGTGCTTAATCCTCTTAACAGGGTGTAGTCAGAAAATAACAGAAGGAGAGATATATGAAAAAGAATTTCTTCCAGAAGAAACAAGAACAATTATAATACCGATGATTCATACGAATGGGAAATCATTATACACGACATATGTGCCGGTAACACATCATTATCCAGATAGATGGCGCATTTCTATTAAATCGATAGAGAAAAATGACGATGGCGATTATGATACAGCCGACTACTATACGACGGAAGAAGTATATAACAGCTGTGAAGTTGGAGATATGTTTTCCTACGATGAAAATAGGGACTGTGAAGAGGAACCGGTTGAGAAGAGTAAGTAATGCAGGAGGTGCAGAGTGCAAGGATATTACGATTCAGAACATAGCGGAAAAGGATTGGAAACGCCAACAGGACAATTAAATATTAACGTTAAAAATCTACCAGAGTTTAAAGAATTGGTAGAACAGGCAAAGTATCAAGCCGACCAATTGCAACGAACAATTAATCAGCTTAGTTACTTTGAATTGAAAATCGATTTTAGCTGTGGTGAAGAAGTTACTTCGGAGTAATAGAAGATACACTCTTGGTGACTCATTTGATAGGAAAATATACCAGAGAACCGCAACAAGTACAAACCATTCCACATAACCTATAAAGAGGTGATGCAGTTTGAAACATATATTTATTTTAAGACTTATACGAAAAGAAGATGGAAGTCTTATTTCTGAAAGAGATATGGATACTATGGCGGAAAAAGATAAGGATGAAGCCGTGAATGAGTTAAACGGGAATTCTGTTGGATATTTAGGATACCAGAAGTAGAAAACCGCTTAGGCGGTAGAAGGGAGGACAAGCATGAAAAGAAGAGGACCAAGAACAAAATGGCAGAGAATCATCAGGGAAACAATATTTGAGGTTCTGATCGGCACCGCAATCGGACTTGCATTTGATGCAATGTTATTTATCTGGTTGCTTGTGAGGTGAAGGAGGTGAGGACGTTGCAAGGAGAAATCAAAGAAGAGCACCCGTATAAGCCGGCAAGCTTTGGGCGCTCTGGAAATTAGTCAACTATATTATATGAGAAGAAAGGAAATTAGTCAAATGATTAAAGCAACATCACAGTCCGTTTGCAGCGGAATAACGGGATGTCAGGTAGAAATACTGGGATCCGGAGCAGAGTTATTAAGGGAATATAGAGGCGTTACGGCGGCAATGTATAGATCACTTCGTGGACATATGCCAGAAGAACTGGCAAAAGAAGTTCTGGTAAGTATTACAAAGGAAGCCATTAAACAGGCGGAGGAGAAAAGATGAAGACGCTGAAAATTACAACGGATAATAAGATCTCTATCGTCGATGTAGATTTTAAGGATTTCAGATCTATCCAGCAGGCAGTCGGCGGATATTTTGAGACTGTGAAGACAAAAAAGATGTGGGATTACTTTAAAGCTCCGGTAATCATGCTGGTCGATGAAGAAGGATTGATCAAAGGACTTTCTTGCAATGCAGTGGCTTCTGTATTCTATGGAATCGAAGAGCATGGTTGTATGATTGCCGGCGATGCGATCTTTGGATTAGTTTTGGGAGAAGATATTATCGGATTTGGCAATCGGGATGCAGAACAGTGGATGGAAAAACTGTTGAAAGATTTTCCTACATTACAGAAGGAGGATGATGAACGTGGGCGAGAATAATACGGTTACTATTTCTGTAGAAGAATACAGGAAACTTTTGGAGATTCAGGCTAGAGCAGATATCTTAAAGGAATATACAATACCACAGACATATTCCGTATCACGGGGAATGATAGCCAGAATTTTAGGATTTGAATTATCAAATGTGGAGGAAGATGAAGATGTATAAAGAAAAAATCAAAGAACTTTTATTAAGTACAGGTAGAAAAGGAATGGATAAGTTAATTGAACATATGGAGAATGAAGGATTCTTTACTGCACCATGCAGCACAAGATTTCATCTGGCAGAAGAGGGTGGACTTGCCGAACATAGTTTTAATGTGTACGAAAACGCATTAAAGATCGCAAATGGATTGGGATACCCGATATCATCGTTCAGAAATTCAATCGTCATCGTTTCGCTGCTTCACGATCTTGGCAAGATGGGGCAGTTCGGGAAAGCAAATTATGTGCCGAATATGCTGAAAGGACGGGCAACAAAAGCAAATCCGGATCCAGCACCGAAGCAGAGTGAAGCGCAGCCGTACAAATCTAATCCGGATCTCATGTATGTGGATCACGAAGTAAGATCTGTTGCCATTGCATCTAAGTTTATTGATCTCACCGAAGAGGAACAGCAGGCAATCCTGTGGCATAACGGACTGTATGGACCATTCAAATACGAAATTCAGGGAAATGAAACACTGTTGTATATGATTTTACATTTCGCTGATTTATGGTCATCAAGAGTAACGGAGGAGGAAGAATGTAATGAGTAAAGTTATCTGCATTATGGGAGAATCTGGATCTGGAAAAACAACATCTATGAGAAATTTAGATCCAAAGTCAACATACTATATCGACGCTGACAAGAAGGGACTTTCTTGGAAGGGATGGAGAAAACAGTATAACAAAGAGAACAAAAACTATCTGGCATGCGACGATGCAAATATTGTCCGTCAGTATATTAAACGAATTGCAGAAGCTTGCCCTGGAGTCAAAGTGATTGTAGTTGATACAGTCAACGGACTGATGGTAGCTGATGAGATGCGCCGGAGTAAGGAAAAAGGTTATGACAAATGGGTGGATCTTGCAGCGTGTGTGTGGGATCTGGTATGTGAAGCGTATACATACAGGGATGATCTGACGATTATTTTTACGGCACATACACAGACAGATCACGATGAAGCCGGTTATATGTTCACCAGAATCAAAACTTCTGGTAAGAAGCTGGACAAGATCTGTCTGGAAAGTAAGTTCACTACAGTACTGCTTAGCAAGTGTGTAGATGGAGCATACAAATTTGAAACTCAGGCAAACAATAGTACGGCAAAATCTCCAATGGGAGCATTTGATCAGATGGAGATTGACAACGATATTGTAGAAGTAATGAAAGCATTGGAGGACTATTAAAATGAAAAAGCCAAACAATTATGAAAATACACAGGCTCAGGGAGAATTTACTCCCGTTGAGCTTGGAGGGCATACACTGGTAATTAAACAGGTTGAGGAACGGAGGTCAAAGACTAACAAACCGATGATTGTTGTGTTCTTTGATTTCGCTCCAGGGGATAAACAGGCGGGGTATTTTGCAGAATCGTTCAAGAATGATATCCGTCCGGACAAGAAATGGCCGAATCAGGGAACAAGCTATATTTTGACAGAGGATAATGATGGTAACTGTAGTAGATCCTTCAAAACATTCTTAACTTGCGTGGAGCATTCAAACAATGGATTTGAAACGCAGTGGGGAGATAACTTCGGCCAGCAGTTTAAGAACAAACTGGTCGGCGGAGTATTTGGAATACAGATGGATTTTTACAATGGAAGAGAACTTGAAAAGCGTATCTTGAGATGGTTTGTATCACAGGATAGAGTGGAAGAAGCTGGAATCCCGATGGAGACAGAAACACAGGCGTATAAGAATCACATTAATGGGTATCCGCAAGGATCCACACCTGCAGGGGATGGATTTATGAATATTCCGGATGGCATTGATGAGGAGCTGCCATTTAACTAGGAGTGATGTAAGTGGATATACAAATTGATACAAGAGAAAAGCAGCGAGCTATTCGTAAAATCATTAAGACATTTGATGATAACGACGTAAAGCATTTCTCGAGTAAGTTATTAGTCGGCGATTATATGAGTCTGGATAACCCCAGGCTCATCATCGATCGGAAGCAGAATCTGCAGGAATTATGCGGAAATGTCTGCCAGCAGCATGAACGATTCAAGAGAGAGCTTCTGAAGGCAATCAATGCAGGGATACAGCTTGTGATTTTGGTGGAGCATGGCCCAGATATCAAGAGTCTGGAAGATGTGTGGTTCTGGGAGAATCCCAGGAAGCATGAAGTCCGGTGGCGCATGGTGAATGGTAAGCGAGAGAAGTATGTGGTATCAGCTAAGGCGGTTGATGGGAATCAGCTGTACAAATCCTTGTGTACCATTCGTGATCGATACAATATCCGATTTGAATTCTGTGAGAAAAAAGATACCGGCAAAGAAATAATGCGGATTCTCTCAGGGGGGGGCGGTGACCCCAGATGACCAGTGAGGAGATTAAACAAACATACAGTATGCGGGACATTTTAAATAAATGTGGACTTCCACAGCCGAACCGGTCAGGCTTTATTCAGTGTCCGTTTCACAAAGGCGATCGGGAAGCTTCCATGAAGATCTATGATAAAGACTTTAACTGCTTCGGGTGTGGAGCAAATGGAGATATCTTTACTTTTGCTGAGATGTTTTATGGTATTTCATTTAAGGAAGCTTTCCGGATGCTAGGCGGGGGATACGATCCATCTTTCAAGTCATCCCTGGCCGTGTATCATGCAAAGAAAGAGAAGCTGATGCGGGAAAAGCAGGAGGAACGATTCCGGCAAAAACGAAAGCTAAATAATGATTTGATAGCAATATACCGGAAGTTCCTTGAACGGTCAGAGCCATTATCAGATGCGTGGTGTGATTGTTACAATGCACTGCAGCTTGAATTATATCATGCAGAAATATTAGAAAAAAGAAGGTGATCACATGGAGCCTTTAGCAAGGCTGGATAGTAAAAGCATATTGGCAGAGGATATCTTTTTAGAGATATTCGACCAGGAAGACGAGATAATGAAGGCTCGAATGATCCTTTCACTGACAGATCGAGCTGCAGAGCTTGGAGTAAAGAAGAAGTTCGAAGAGTTGTTAAAAGCATACAAGAAAGTGGATCGGGAGGCAAAGCAGCGGGAGCGCAAGAAGCCAATAGCAATGTTGGACAAGTGGACGAACTTTGAAGGACCATATAATAACATGTTCTGCGGAGCGTGGGTTGCCGGAGAAGATGGTATATTCGCACAGAACGACAGCCAAGTGGAAACAGTTGCGTGCTATCATCCAATTCTGCCAATAGAACGTATGAAGAACTTAGAGACTGGCGAAGAGCAGATTAAAATCGCATATAAGCGAAATGGACGATGGGATGAGATTATTGTCCCTAAAACAATGGTGACATCTGCCAGCAAGATCGTAGCTCTTTCAGGAAGAGGCATTTCTGTTACATCGGAAAATGCAAAGCTATTGGTACGTTTTCTGTCAGATGTGGAGAATATGAACGACAGCCATATCAAGGTTCAGTACTCCACCAGTAAGCTTGGTTGGATCCAGAACGATTTTATTCCTTACGACACGGAGATTGTGTTTGATGGAGATCAACGGTTCCGTCAGACCTATGACAGTGTATCAGAGCGTGGAAACTGGAAAATCTGGCAGAGCCATATGCAGAAGCTCCGTAAGTCCGGCCGGCTGGAAATAAAATTTATGATGGCCGCATCTTTTGCGAGCGTTCTGGTTAGTCTCCTGGGAGGACTACCGTTTATCGTAGATCTCTGGGGAGAAACAGAAGGCGGTAAAACAGTATCTCTTATGGTTGCCGCATCAATCTGGGCGAATCCGGATGAATCAGCATATATCGGAGATTTTAAAACAACGGAAGTAGCACTGGAGGCAAAGGCAGACATGTTGAATCATCTGCCAATGATCTTGGATGATACCAGTAAAACCAGTAGTCGAATCCGAGATAATTTCGAGGGCATGGTATACGACATGTGTTCCGGAAAAGGAAAGAGCCGATCAAACAAGGAGCTTGGCATCAACCGGGAGAATCGGTGGCGGAACTGCATTCTGACCAATGGAGAACGTCCGTTGAATTCATATGTGTCTCAGGGTGGTGCGATTAACCGTATTCTGGAAGTTGAATGCAAGGATAATGTTTATGAAGATCCGCAAGAGACTGCAGAGCTTGTAAAGAAGAATTATGGCATGGCAGGAAAACGATACATAGAAGCATTGAAAAGTATTGGCAAGGAAGAACTGCAGCGGATGCAGAAGGAGTTCCAGAAAGAGCTTAAGGATGATGAGGCAATGCAAAAGCAGAGCTTGTCGTTGGCGATCCTTCTTACTGCAGATAAAGTTGCAACAGATTATTTGTTCCGGGACGGAGAATATATCACAATCAAGCAGGCAAAAACCGTTCTGATCAACAGGAATGATCTCAGCGATAATGAACGTTGCTACCGATATTTGAAAGATAAGATTGCAATGAATGAACAGAAATTTGATGTGGAAAACAAAGTTGAGCAGTGGGGAATTCTGGAAGAAGGAAGAGCTATTATTTACAATCAGGCATTCAAGGATCTATGTAAAAATGGTGGATTTTCTGACAAAGCATTCCTATCATGGGCGGACCGGAAAGGTCTGATTGAGACACAGGGCGGACGAATGACAAAGGTGAAAAAGGTAGGCGGGAATCCTGTAAGATGCGTGTTCCTGAAGCTGAATGAGAATCTGGATGAGGATGGATTTGAGTCAGTAGAGGCGATGGAAATGTATGAGCAGGAGGAGTTGCCATTCAAATAAAGTTACCCGTTACCCAAGTTACCAGTCAATTTTTACCCTTATAGGGAAGATAAAAATATGTGAAAGTGAGAAAAATAAGCTCCCCTACATGGGAAAATGTGTGGTAACTCGGTAACCGAACGGCGAAAAGTCCAGAAAACACAGTGTTTTCAAGGCTTATAACGGTTTCCGTGTTTTGGTAACGAGCACTCAAAACGGTAACATTCGGTAACAAAGGAGTGGAATATGGAAGAATATGATAAGCGAGTCACAGCAATGTACAACGATTGTTGGAAGTTATACAGAGATTACACAAAATCACATGACATGAGGCAGTTCAACGAAGCAAAGGATGCTGTGATTGAGAAATATGGAAGACAGTGTGATGTGATTGATCTGGTGTTGTGGATAGCGATTCGTGTACAGACTTTGCACGATATGCGGGAAAGGGAAAAGAAAGATGGAAGAAATTAGGTGGTACGAAAAACTTAATTACACGGAAACGAAAGATATCATCAAGGAGAAGCTGCAGAACATGTCGAGAGATTTTGTGGCAATAGGATTCTACCTGAAGCTGATCAGAGATAAAAGCTTATTCCTGGAAGATGGATATAAATCAATATGGGAATTTGCAGAAGATAATTACGGTATCAAAAGATCAACAGCATCCAGATGGATGGCAATGAACGACAGGTTCTCCAAGAATGGTAATACACCGATACTGTCAGAAGAATATATAAGCTTTGGGAAAAGTCAGCTGCAGGAAATGTTATATCTGAATGATAAACAGATGGAAGAAGTAAAGCCGGATATGACGGCAAGAGAAATTCGTGGGATACGTACACCAGATCCTGAACCGGAAGAAATTGAAGAACAGATTCCGGATCTTCCGGAAGAAAAACATGGTCCGGCAAAATGTATCACCGGAAAAAGTAAAAGTGGAATATGTGGAGCAGCTGCATATTGTTCAGAGAACTATAGCTGTTGTTCGGAATGTAATCAGAATTGCAATAGCAGGTGCGGATGGCTTGATGATGTGTGCGACGTCGCACAAGATAAACAGCAGCCGGCAGTTGAGAATGTGAATATGGATTGTCCGCCAGATCAAGGCACCTGTCCAAGGCAGAACTGGGGAACATCTCGTGAAGATCAGCATGAAGGACAGAAAGAATGTGCGAAGTGTTGGAATCATTATAAGAACTTGCACAAACAGGAGAAGGTGGAAGTTCCGGAAGAGAAAATGCTGGAAGTTGAAGAGAGGATTCCATCAGATCCTGTGGAGAAAGAGGTAGAGCCGGAGCTGTATGAAGAAGTATCTGAGAAAACTGATATCGATATTGCCAGGGAAGAAAATCAGAAAGCTCAGACATATCTGGAGATGGCTGAGAAAGAATTCGGTCAAAATGATATCAGGATCCGGAAACAGAAGATTTTAGTTGCAGCATTGGCAGGATATATTCACGATCTGGATACGGTGATGAATCCATCAGAAGAACCGGAGCAGCCGGAACTTCCGAAGCTTAAGAATAACGATCAGCGGAAGGAATGGCTCAGAAATTACAAAGACTGGGGACTGTGGTATCACGATGATCGTATCGATGTGAATTATTACAAATATGATTTTGAGGATGGCAGTAGATTGATAGTAGCCGAATATCCAAAGAGAAAGTATTATTGGAATTCTGGTGAGTTAGAGGGTAGTCATTATTTTCATTTGCTGGAAAAGAATAAAAAGTACTACGGAAGAGAAAAGACGTTTGATCAACAGTATGTGCATACCGAAGACAGTGAGACTCATTTGGTGGAATTCTTGAAGAATCTGCAGAAAGGGGCGAAATAAATGTTTACAGGAATTGACTTTGAAAAAGCAATAGATTATTACCGGAAGGGAAAAGAGGTCATCGTACTTGACAGAGCTTCAGTTGGGAAAAATGGAAAATCAGGATACGATACATTTCCGTTTGAGGAACTTTTTAAAGATCTTGATTTTCTGGTAGATGTGCCGGCAGTCATAAATCCGGATTTTGAACAGGCTGTGCAGGGGATGACAGAAGCTGATCAGGTAGATCCGGAAGAAATCATTCGGGCAGTGTATGAAACACAGGAAAGTATTACCCCCCCCCCCCAACGGAGCCGGAGGAAAGGATGGAAGAAGAAACGATAGATCTTCCGGCGGACAATATCGAAGATAAGAAGGAGAAGATCCGGAAACTGGTAGAGGAAGGATACACCAATCGTGAGATCGCTGATCAGACGGGTATTCCGTTCGGAACAGTCGGGTATCATGCAGCGAGATTCCGGAAGAAGGAAAAAGAACCGGTAGACAATTCAGACCGGCACCTGTGCAAGACTTGTAAGTTCAGGAGCAACCGGCCGACGGTGAATAGTTGTGATTATGCTGATCTCATGAAACATAGCCGGAGTTGTAAGATTGAAGAGTGTACAAAGTATAAAAAAGGTGCACGGCTGAAGAAGAAGGATATGGAGGAATAGCGTTAAATGATGGGTAGATTGCAAGTGATTTGCACAACAGATCAGACAAAAGAAGCTAAGCGGAATGTTCAGAGATACATGAGAAAACATAAAAGTGATGAAGATTTTATTAAAAATATCAGTGATGATTTTGTGAGGGGATTTATGATTTCTCAGAGAATGGCATGGGACGATTATGATAATGGTGCACAAATGAAGAGGAAAGATGCGGAGAAATAGACTATGGAAAGATTAACACATGAAAGAAAAAGTGGTATGAAAACAGGATACTGGTCCCCGAATAAGAAACAGGAGCTGGTGGATAGACTGGCGATGTATGAAGATTGGGAAGAGAATGATGATTTCGGTAAGTGGATTCTGTGTAGTGAGAAGTTGCCGGAGGATGAAAGTTATATATTGGTATCATTTGAGAATACAACAATGCCAGATATCGCAAGGTATGAAGAAAATGATGAAGGCGGTACATTCTATCCGGGAGATGATGAAAAATCTTATTCAAGCTATGGAATATTTGTCAATGCATGGATGGAGCTGCCGGAACCGTATAAGGAGAAAACAGAATGACAAATAGGGAATATATGATAAATCTATTGCTGGACGGTTTGGAATCACGCTTGAACCGAGTAAGCATTGATGATGGTGGTGCAAGCGAAGAAGCTATGATTTATTACAACATAAATTGTCCATATTATGCAGGTGATAAAAGAGCATATTGCCGAAAAGAAGGTAGTCTAGTATCAAGTAGAGAGGTATGCGTAGATTGTAAAGCACATTGGCTTGAACAGGAAGTTGATGAATAAAAACAAAACGACGAAGGAGCTGAGAAATGATTGAACAGAGGAAGAGACAGAAGACAGGTAAAGCTGGATAGCCAGCAACACTATAAGGAGTTGGAAGAAAGTCATGATGCGAAGGCAAGTGAGAAATTCCATACACCAGCTTATCAGAGTTATTCGGTGGAGGATTACTTGCGGAAGATGGGAGTAGACATAAAAGAGGTGACCGGCGATGAGTGAATATGTCGAGTGCTATGAAAACTTAAAAGCAGCAGTTGTAAAGCTGGCAGCGGATGATTACCGGCGGGCATTGATCAGGCTAAGGCGACACCCAAAGGATACGAATGCGCTTCATACAAAAATTGAATGTGAATTATTTTTTCGTAAAAGCATTGAGATGTACAGTGACATGGATGGAGAGATGTTGATCAGTGGGATTCAGGAAAGAGTGAGGCGGGAGTATAATGAACAGAGAGCAGCTAAGTAAATACAAGAAGAATAAGCGGGATATTGAGAATCTGGACGGGATCATTGCCAAGCTTCAGGAAAGACTGGACGCAGTACCGGTTGTATCGGGAAAGGTCACAAAGAGTTCAGATGATTTCCCTTACATCGAAGAGCATGTGCAGGTTAGGGTAGAAGAGCCGAAGGCGGCAACTGCGTTTAAGATGCGGATCTATGAGAAGGAGAAGAGAAAAGATCAGCTGATCCGGGAGAACGAGAAAGTAGAGAAGTACATAGCTGCAATGCCTGACGGAACAACAAAGGATATATTTGAGATGGTATTCTTGGATGGGATGACGCAAAGAGAAGCAGCGGAATGTGTGGGATATACGCAGGCGAGGATATCTCAGATATTGAAAGATTTATAATATTTATATTTTTGCTATGTTATTATTATACTGGACATGATGAAAAGACATATGATAGTCATTTGATCAGTTTTCCCCACAACCTAATAAAACCGAGAGAGGACACCTGGCAACGCGGGTGTCTTTTTCGTTGCGTAATGTCGAGAAATGGGATATTATGGGAGTAGGTTTTCGGGCCGTGAGGAGGTATAAAAAGATGAATGTGTCAATGACCGTAGGAGATATCATTGTATCTGCAGTAATTAGTTTAATTGCGGGAGTTATAACGGGAATTATAACAGGATATGGGGTGACGATATATTATCGGAATAAAGATAAAAAGCGAGATGCGGGGAAGTATACAAAAGAATTATTAGATTTTATAGCTGGACTTGTAAAAATTATGACATACGAGGGAAGCAGTGTGCCTGATTATAAAGTCAGTGAGATAGTAAATTATTTAAAAGATATGCCTATAAGATATAATTGGATTGAGTTTACCGATGAACAAGAAAAGAGTAAAATCATAGAAGCAGAGAAATATGTTGCTAATATAATACAACTTGCAAGTAGCTGTATGGTTAGCATGTTATTATCAGAAAAAGACGAAGAAACACAAAGAAAAATAGAAAATACGAAAATTAAAATATTTTGCGAAGAAGAACCTAAAGGTATGTTGCATATAATTGAGCTTACTGACATACTGAAGAAATATAGATAGTATTAACAAAGCACCCTCCGGGGTGCTTTTCTAATGCAAAAACAAAAACGAAATGAATGAGGGGTGGTGAGGCGTGGCAAGAGCACCCGATCAGAGGGCTATTGAAGCGAAAGAATTATATGACAAAGGGCTGAAATTAATTGAGATTGCTAAGGAACTGGATGTTCCGGTTGGGACAGTCCGGAGCTGGAAGAACAGACAGTGCTGGGATAATGCAACGTTGCAAAAGAAAAAACGCAACGTTGCGAAAAAAAGAGGCGGTCAGCCAGGGAACAAAAATGCCAAAGGGCATGGCGGGACAGGGCCGCCGGGAAACAAGAATGCAGTTAAGACAGGAGAGTTCGAAACTCTCTTTTTTGATACCCTGAATCCGGAAGAACTGCAGCTGGCCGAGACGATTGGGCTCGACAAAGAGCAACTGCTTTTACAAGAAATACAGCTACTTACGGTTCGTGAATACCGCATGTTGCACCGAATAGAAGCATTGAAAAATGCTGAAACACAGCAAAACGAGGATGAGAAGTCGCCACCGGGAATGACGGTAGTAAAATACACCGATGGACTGGAAAAAGGAGACTGTACAGAACTAAAAGAATATGCCGGAATACTTGGCCAAATCCAGCAGATAGAAGATGCACTCACGAGGGTACAGGCCAAGAAACAGAAGGCAATCGAAGCTATCCATAAGTTTGGCTACGATGATGCCAAGTTAGAACTTGCTACGATGCAGTTAGAACTCCAGATCATGAAACAGGATGGAGGATCGCATGAAACAGAGGACGACGGATTCATGGATGCCATGAACGCTACAGCTTCAGAAGTTTGGGGTGATCAGGATGTATGAAAAGATCACAAATCTGAAGAAAAAGATCCAGGCTATGAAGAAAAGCCGTCTGCAGACAGTATATAATCAGATATTCAAGTTCAAACCGTTCTCAAAAAAGCAGAAACAGGTACTGACATGGTGGTGTGCGACGTCGCCCGTAAAAGATTACGATGGGATTATAGCAGATGGAGCTATCCGATCGGGAAAGACAGTGTGCATGTCGCTATCCTACGTGATGTGGGCGATGGAAACGTTCAATGGACAGAATTTCGCCATGTGCGGGAAAACCATCGGATCATTTCGAAGGAACGTACTGTTTTGGCTAAAACTCATGCTAAAGGCAAGAGGCTATGGTGTGGTAGACCACAGAGCCGACAACCTGATAGTGATCACAAGAGGAAAAACGACTAATAACTTCTACATATTCGGTGGAAGGGACGAAAGTTCCCAGGATCTGATACAGGGAATCACACTGGCAGGAGTCTTCTTTGATGAAGTGGCGCTTATGCCGGAAAGTTTCGTGAATCAGGCTACCGGCCGATGTTCGGTAGATGGATCGAAGTTCTGGTTTAACTGCAACCCTTCCGGACCTTACCATTGGTTTAAAGTCAATTGGATAGACCGAGCTGTTGGATACATTGGAAAAGAACGGGCAGCAGAGTTAAGGGCGAAAGATGAACCGGTCAAGAATATCCTATACGCACATTTCGTAATGGACGATAACCTGAGCCTCAGTGAAAAGATCAAAGAAAGATACCGGAATACATACAGAGGAGTATTCTACAAGCGTTACATTCTCGGCCTGTGGGCGATGGCAGAAGGTGTTATCTATGACATGTTCGATAATGAAAAGCATGTGGAAGATCCGAATGCATTCCAAACAAAGCTGATAAATAGCAATAGATACGTTAGTTGCGATTACGGAACACAGAATGCCACAGTTTTTCTGCTGTGGAACAAAGGAACAGACGGTGTTTGGTACTGCACCAGAGAATACTATTACTCTGGACGAGACAAAGGAAGGCAAAAGACAGATGCAGAATATGCAAAAGATTTAGAAAACTGGCTGGATGGAACAGAGATTAAAGCCGTTATCGTCGATCCGGCAGCAGCTTCATTTATTGCTGAGTTGAGAAAAAGAGGATTTAGAGTAATAAAAGCAAAGAACGATGTAGAAGATGGTATCAGACTGGTGTCCACAAAGTTGAATTTGATTAAAATTATCTTTTCCAATGTTTGCCAAAACACAATCAAAGAGTTCGCATCGTACATTTGGGATGCAAAGGCCGCTGAACGAGGGGAAGATAAGCCGATAAAACAATATGACCATGCAATGGACGCAGTAAGATACTTTGTATATACAATCTTTGGGGATAAACCTCGTTTAAATAGAAACCTGAAAGGAGGACTATAAAGTGTTATTTCGATTGCCGTCAGAGGAAGAGCTGACAGATAACAAATTGAATGAATTCATAGCAAAACATAATGCAGAGTGCGCCTTTCGGTTCAAACATCTGAAAGATGCGTATGAAACAGACTACCAGATTTTTCACCAGAAGCCGAAGCCGGATTATAAACCAGACAATCGTATTGCTGTGAACTTTGCAAAATATATGGTGGATACATTTAACGGATATTTTATCGGGAATCCAATTAAGATATCTGTGGATGATGATGCTGCAGGCAACATCAAAAAATATGTGGAGCTCCTGGATCAGTACAATGATCAGGACGATAACAATGCGGAGCTGTCGAAGATCTGTTGCATTTACGGAAAAGGATACGAGATGTATTACGTGGATGAACTGGGAAATATCGGGATTACATATCTGACACCGTTTGATGCTTTTATGATCTATGATGATTCGGTATTGTGCAGAGAACGATACTTTGTTCGACTGTACATAGATTCGAATGACGTTTTGCACGGTAGTGTATCCGATGCGGAGAAGGTACGTTGGTTCACCCAGAAGGGAAAGCTTATCTGGGAGGAAGAAGAAAAGATACATGGATTTGACGGGGTGCCAGCTACAGAGTATGTGGAGAACAAGGAACGCACATGTATCTTTGAACCGGCAATCTCGATGATTGACGCTTATAACAAAGCAATCAGCGAGAAGGCAAATGATGTAGATTATTTTGCGGACGCATACATGAAAGTGCTTGGAAGCAGGCTGGATGATGATGATTTAGAGCATATCCGCGATAAAAGGATTATTAATCTGGAAGGAGACGCCGATACTGTTATAGTTGATTTTCTGCAGAAACCAAACGGAGATACCACACAGGAGAACTTGATTGATCGCTTGGAGAAATTGATATTCCAGATCAGTATGGTTGCGAATATCTCAGATGAGAATTTCGGTACAAGCTCTGGCATTGCTATGAAGTACAAGCTGCAGGGAATGAGCAATTTGGCCAAGACAAAAGAACGAAAGTTTACATCCGGAATGAACCGGCGGTATAAACTGATCTTTTCCAATCCGGTATCCGGAATGAAAGAAGATGACTGGGTAAAACTGCATTACCATTTCACACCGAATATTCCATCGAATGTACTGGAGGAGAGTCAGATCGCCGGCAACTTGGATGGAATCGTATCACAAGAGACACAGCTTGGTGTACTGTCTGTAGTGGATAATGTGCAGAATGAGATGGAAAAAATCGAGAGCGAACAGGAAAAAGCCAAGACAGATCCTGTTATGACACAAATGTTCGGAGGTGCGGGTGATGGCAAGCCAGGAGTACTGGAAGAACCGGGAAACGGAAGCAAAGAAACATAATATTCAGGAAGAAGCTGAGTATAATCGTAAGATTAAAGAGATCTATGCCAATATGATGGACGAGATCAATAAAGAGATCAACGGATTCTATACTAAATATGCTGCTAAAGAAGGCATCACAATGGCTGAGGCAAAGAAGAGAGTAAGCAAGCTGGATATTGCAGCATATGAACGGAAAGCAAAGAAATATGTTGAAACAAAAGATTTTTCCAATCGGGCAAATGAAGAGATGAGGATCTATAATCTGACCATGAAGGTGAACCGGTTGGAACTCCTGAAGGCAAATATCGGTCTTGAGATGGTATTAGGATTTGATGAGATGCAGAAATATTTTGATAAGAAGCTGACCGACAGAACACTGAAAGAGTTCCAGAGACAAGCTGGTATCCTTGGCAAGTCCGTTCTTAAGAATGAAAAATACGCTCATGCAATTGTGAATGCATCGTTTAAGAATGCGACATATTCGGATCGTATTTGGATGTATCAGGGAATGCTCAAAGCAGAGCTGGAAGGATTACTTGCATCAGGACTGATCAGAGGACAGAATCCGAAGAAACTTGCAAAGCATCTGGAGAAGAGATTCGGTGTCAGTGCTTATAATGCGCAGAGGCTCATGACGACAGAGCTTGCAAGAGTGCAGACAGAGGCTCAGAAGCAGTCTTTTATCCGTAACGGCTTTGATGAGTATGTGTATGTTGCATGCACAAAAGGCGATGTATGTCCGATTTGCAAAGGGCTGGACGACAAGCATTTTAAGGTAGATGATATGATGCCGGGAGAGAATGCTCCACCAATGCATCCGAACTGTCATTGCAGCACAGCCGCATATATGGATAATGAGGCTTATGAGGAGTGGATAAACAGCTATCAGGAACATGGATTGAATTTCGAAGATTGGAAGGTTTCAAGGGAAAGCGAAGAAAGTAAAAAGAAATATAAATATGCTGATACAGTTGTGAAGAAATCACTTCTTACGTCTTCGGAGTACCGAAAGAAATTCAATCAGGTATCCGGCAATTCAAAGGTGAATCGTAGAGCATGGAACATTTCCAAGGATATGCTAAGTCATAGATCTGGTACAAAGTTTGAAGATTTGGCATTTATCAATGTAGTCAATGGGAAATATGCAGTGAACAAAGACTATGATGTAGAGAGCAAGGCAAATATGAATAAACAAATGAAGCAGTTGCTGGAAGAATCGGAGCCAGAAACGATTATCGCAATACATAACCATCCAGGTAGCAGTGTGCCGAGTCTTGCGGATTTGATGACTTGTGTGAACCGAGGGTACTATTTTGGACTGGTAGCTTGTCATGACGGTAAGGTGTACAAATATTGGGTAGATAAGAATAAATTCAATTCTGTGAATGCTGGATTTGCCCTTGACCGGATGGAAACGCAAGGGTATGATAAAGAAGTAAGAACATGGTTGGAGCAAGCAGGAGTGTATATGGAGGTGTGGTAGCATGGATGAAGTGTATAAAAGAATATGCGATAAATTGGGTTGTGAACCTAAAGATATTGCAATTCCGGAGTTCAATACAGAGGATGATTCATGGGAAAGCCCCTTTAAAGTATTGACTAATGAAGAAATGAATTATATAGTGAATCACGGCTGCCTGCCAGGAATTGAACCAATTCAAAAGTAGCGATGCTGGAATATCTTTGGAGGTGCTTTGATATGGCAGTTGATAAAGAATATGAAAGAATATGCAAAAAACTGGGATTCATTCCATCAGAGTATAAATATGATGGACCGATAGAAGAAGACGATACTTGGGTAAATCCATTCTCGGTTTTAACTGTAGAAGAAAATGATTATCTGTATGAAAACGGATATTTATATCAGAAATAAGTGTCACTAGTTAAAATGAGTAGAATGGATATGAAGTAATGTGGTATGGAAAAATGACACAAGAGTTGGAAAAGCTATATGACGATTACTACAAAATGTTCGGTCGTACTCCTGATGGATATATGGAGCTGGAATACGGAGAAGGCTCATATAAAGCATATGTGAGAGATATTAAAAAATCATTAAAGCTGAAAAAAGAATTGCCAGAGTTTGTAGAATAAGTGTAAATTACTTCAAGAGTAAGGAAGTGAGATAAATGGCTCAAAATGATTATTTTGTGATTGTATACCGAGTTTTAAAGTACCTTTATGATTGCCTGAAAAAAGGCGAAAAACCAGAAGCTGAGTATTTAGTTGCATCGACGTACAATATCCCGGAAAATTATTGGATATACATTCTTTTAAGCTTGATTAACGAAGAGTATATTAAAGGGATTAGGGTTGATCCCACAAAAGACGGAGTAATTTTTGGTGATTTGCAAGAAGCTATTATCACTCCAAAGGGAATAGAGTATTTATTTGAAAATTCATTGATTGAGAAAGCCAAGAAAACATTGAAAGATGTAAAAGATATGATACCGTTTATTTAGAAAAGCCACTGATCATAATGATTGGTGGTATTTTTATACTCATTTTAGCACAAGGAGGTGACAGGATTGCAAGATATGAATGTTAGTATTATGGGGACATGTTACGATATTCGTTTTGTAGACGAGTATCCGGAGCGATTGAAAGGCGTGGGAGAATATGCAGATGGTTTGTTTAATCGATGTAATAGAGAAATTTATATTTTGAAAAACAAGGATAAAGATTTTACGAATGAAGGAAGAAAACGACATATGAACCGTGTGCTGAGACATGAAATTATACATGCATATTTGGAAGAGAGCGGCTTATCTGCAAACTCGAATATGATATCCGCTTGGGCGCAAAATGAAGAAATGGTGGATTGGTTAGCAATTCAATCATCGAAAATCTTTGCCACATTTCAGGAGGTGGGATGCCTTGATTGAAGTAACTGTCCGTAAGGATGAAATAAAGATATCCGGGCATGCAAATTATGCTGTTTCCGGATCAGATATCGTGTGCGCCGGTGTAACAGCGCTTGCACTGACACTGATCAAGTCCATAAAGGACCTGACAGACGATAAAATTGAATATGAGATATCTCCCGGAAGGGTGGATATAAAGTATGGGAATCTATCAGAGAAGTCGAAAACTCTGGTGGATTCCTTTTTCATTGGCATCTGTATGATTGCCGAGGAGTTTCCGGAGTATGTCCGGATCATGTAACTTAATGTGACCGGGATGTCGTTAAACTACACATTCAAGATGCAACGACCTGGGCTTAAATGAATGGGGCGGGGCGGAAAGGATAGATAAGATGAAACACATGAATAATCACTGGAGAATTCCAATGAGTAACCTGCAGTTATTTACAGAGCCTGGAGGAGACGGCGGTGGATCCGGAGAAGGAGACGGTGCTGGAACTGGAGGAGATCCTGGAAGTAACAGCAACACAACAATGTCATTTGATGATTTCCTGAAGTTGGAAGGCAATCAGTCAGAGTTCGACCGGCGTGTCCAGAAGGCAATTGATACGGCTGTGACAAATGCACAGACCAAATGGAAGACACTGACGGATGATAAGGTATCAGAAGCAGAAAAGCTCGCTCAGATGACTAATGAAGAAAAGGCAAACTACAGGGCGAAGAAAGCAGAGGATGCTTTGGAAGAAATGAAGCGCCAGAATGCCAGATCAGACATGGCGAAAGAAGCTCGCAAGATGCTGGCAGATGAGGATATCAACATTCCAGATGAACTGGTTATGAATCTTGTGGCAGAAGATGCAGATGGAACCAAGGCAGCAGTGGAAGCCTTTTCTACTATGTACAAAGAAGCTGTCCAGAAAGCAGTGAAAGATGCCTTAAAGGGAAAACCTCCAAAAGCCGGTAATGGTGGAGATAAGCCATCGATGACAAAAGAACAGATCTTAGCAGTGAAGAATCCGTCGGAAAGACAGAAACTGATCGCTGAGAACATCACATTATTTCAGTAAGAAAGGAAGTATGAAACATGCATGATATTAGAAGATTAGGTCTGCAGGTATTTGCAGCACCGAATAACCTGACAGGAGAAGTGCAGGTCCAGGTAAAAGCCAGAGAGATTGACTTTGTTACATCATTTGGCAAGAACCTGCAGGCACTGTTAGATATTTTGGGAATTACCAGAATGATCAGGAAGGAAAACAATTCGGTATTAAAGACCAAAACGGTAAAAGGTGAACTGCAGTCAGGAGATGTTGGAGAAGGCGAAGAAATTCCGATGTCCAGATACACAGTAGAAGAAAAGCCTTTTGATACGATCAAGATTGAAAAATATCGTAAAGGCGTATCTCTTGAAGCCATTTCGGAAAAAGGTTATGAGGCGGCAGTACAGGATACGGATGATGAGTTCAAGTCCGATCTGCAGAATGTAGTGACTGATAAATTCTACGCACAGTTAAAAGCCGGATCTCTTACAGGACACGAAACAACTTGGCAGATGGCTGTTGCAATGGCGATCGGAAAGGTTGTGGCTAAGTTCCAGAAGATGAAGAGAACGGCAACCGGAGTAGCTGTTTGGGTAAACACTCTGGATGTGTACAAGTATCTCGGTGCAGCAGATATTACACTGCAGACTGCATTCGGCTTCAAGTATCTGACAAATTTCCTCGGAGCGGATGTTGTATTTGTTACATCTGAGGTTCCGCAGAATGTTGTAATTGCAACACCGCTCAACAACATGATCGCATATTATGTTGATCCGGGAGATTCAGAATTCGCAAAAGCAGGACTTCCGTTCACAACGGATTCAGAGACAGGATTCATTGGGTTCCATACAGAGGGAACATACAGCCGTATGATTTCTGATAATTTCGCAATCATGGGCTTACGTCTGTTCTGTGAATATTTAGATGCAATCGCATACATTTCTGTAGGCGAATCTGATACACAGACCTTAGGAACATTAAGCGTAACGTCAGAGGCTGGATCAGAAGCAGGGGATACAAAGCTGACAGTGAAAGAGCAGCTGCTGTCACCAAGAAACTGCTGGAAATACAAAGATGCTGCAGCCGCAACTTCAGTAACTTACGGCATGGATGTTAAGAACTGGTCTAAGTGGGATGGTGAATCAGAGATTGCATCGACAGCAACTCACCACATCACCTTGGTTGAATGTGATCAGAACTACAAAGCTGTTCGTTCTGGTGATGTAGCTGTAACTGTCAACCCGGGAGCATAGGAGGTAAGGAAGCATGTATAAGGTAATCAAACATTTTATCGATCTTCACGACAACGATCATTCCTATAACGAGGGTGATATATTCCCTCGTGAGGGAGTAGATGTCAGCGAAGAAAGAATCCAGGAGCTGGCAGGTAGCGACAATAAGCAGCACACTCCACTGATTGAACTTGTGGAAGAAGATCCGGACAATACAGCTGGTGCAGATACTGCAGAAAAAACATCAAAAGCCGGGAAGAAGAAACCTGAGAATAAAGTACCCGAAAATAAAGAGCCGGCAGAATAGGAGGATCGTATGATTGAAGATCTGAAAGCCTTGTTGGGACTGCCGGAAGAAATAGACGGAGCCTTAGAAAATAAATTACTGCTGATTTTAAAGGCCACCAAACAAAGACTGCGCTTTCTTCTCGGGGGATTGGAGCCTCCGGAAGAGATGAATTATATCATCCTGGATGTGTCAATCATACGATTCAACAGAATCGGTTCAGAAGGACTTTCCTCTCACAGTGTTGAGGGAGAAAGCCTTTCTTGGTCAGAAAATGATTTTGCGGGATACATGGATGATATCCGGGCATATCTGGATAATCAGAAAGAATCAAAGAAAGGTAAGGTGAGATTCCTATGAGATATGACACACCAATATACTTCCAGAAACTCACCCCTGGAGAGTATGATCCGGCTACCGGTAATTATGGAGAAGATGCGATATCGGAAGATATGAAGTCTGCCTCAGTCATGGATACCGGTACGAATACGATGATGCTTGTCTATTCCGAAATTAAGGAAGGCAGCCTTACCATTCACCTGCAGAATCATTACGACCGGCCATTTGACAGGATTCGCGTAGGGAATAAAACATACGGTGTAGATTTCAGCAGGAAGCTCCGGACGAAGCAGGTATATGTTGTGTCGGAGGTGATGTGATGGGAGTAAAGCTGATAGGCTTTGAAAAGTTGGAGGCTAAACTGACTAAAAATATGGATTTATCGAAAGTAAAAGCAACTGTGAAAAAAAACGGCGCACAGTTGCAGAAAACGGCACAAAAGAATGCACCAATTGATACAGGAAATTTGAGACAAAAAATTACTTTGGAAATTACAGATGGTGGGAAAACGGCAGAAGTCGAGTCAACAGCAGAGTATGGGGCGTATGTAGAATTGGGTACAAGATTTATGAAGGCTCAACCATATTTAAAGCCTGCATTTGAAGAACAGAAGGAAAAATTTAAGGCAGATATGAAGGGACTTGTGAGGTGATAAGATGGATCCACAGCAGGAATTGTTCAGCACCGTTTTGATGGCATTGAAAGAAAAATATAAGGATACGGGAGTTGGTGTGTATGACACAATCTTACCACCAAAGGACACACCGTATCCATTTATTTATCTGGCAGATTGCTCCGAGAGTGATCAGGCTACAAAGAATGAGATTATCGGCGAGACTAATCTAACGTTGAAAGTCTGGCATGATAATATACGGCAGAGAGGAACGGTATCTGGTATCTTAGCAGATATCAAAAAGATCTGCAGGTCTATCGAACATACAGCGCACTATGCCTGGAATATGCAGAGACCGACACAAAGGATCCTGCCGGATAATACAACGAAACAGCCGCTTCTTATGGGAATTTTGGAAGTGGGATATAAATTTAGTTAGGAGATGACAATAGTGAAGAACAGAAAGTTATTTGGACTGCAGTTATTCGCAGAAGCAGTAGCAGGCAAAAAGATCGTATATCTGTACCGCATCCTGAGTACAGAGAAAGATCATGATGCAAAGGCACTTGCATTTACAACCGAGAATGAGCGTACCAAGTCAAAAGATGCTGATACAACAGCAACAAAAGATGGAACGGTGCGTACTCCAGGGACAGCAGAGGTGGAAATCACAGCTTCCAGTCTTCTGAAAAAAGGAGATAAATTCATTGATGAACTTGAAGCAGCACTTGATGATGATGAAAAGATGGAAATCTGGGAAGTAAATCTGGCAGAGCCACAGGCAAGTTCGAGCAATAAGTTTAAAGCAAAATACTTCCAGGGATATCTTACGGAAATTGATAAGACATCCAATGCAGAGGATAATGTTGAGTTATCGCTGACATTTGGACTGGAAGGAAAAGGCGTAGATGGCTATGCAACGGTTACTGCAGAACAGCAGGAAGTAGCAGCATATGTATTTGCAGACACTCAGAAGACAGGAGCTTAAGAGAACGAGAAGATTCGTCCTCTTTTTTGATGTGCGACATCGCACAGAAGGGAGATAAAACAATATGATGGAACTTACAATCAACGGAACAGTATATCAGTTTAAATTCGGGATGGGATTCTTAAGAGAAGCAAATAAGCTTACCGTAGTTCCGGTTCAGGGAATGCCGGGAACCACAAAAGAAATAGGAGCAAGGTATCTGATCGCTAGTGTTGTGGTTGACCAGGAACCGAATGCACTGGTAGATCTGTTAAATTTGGCGAATAAGGGAGAAAATCCAAGAGTAACAAAGGCAATGTTAGATTCTTACATTGATTCGGAAGAGGTAGACATCGATGAACTCATGGAGAAAACAAAAGATTTTTTATCGAAAGCAAATGCTACCAAGAAAGCAGTGAAAGAGATCTTGAAAGAGTACGAAGAACAGATGGCGAAGAAGAAGGCTCAGGAGCTGTAGAAGAAGACCTATATAAGACCGTAGCAAGGAATTGCTTCCGGTATTTTGGCTTCACGTCATTTAAACAGGTGGATCAGCTGACATTGGCGGAATATGAACTTATGATGGAGGCTTTAGAACTTCGGATGCTTGACGAAAGTTTACATGAACATCGTCAGGCATTTTTGAATTTTGCGGTAAAGGCAGAAAAGAAAGCCGGCAAAGGCAAGACCAAACCAGTTTACAAGAGATTCCGGCAGTTCTTTGATTTCGATAAAGAACTGAAAAAAATGAAGAATCGAAGGAAACCATCCAGATTTGCTGGAATAACCAAACTGCTGGATAGAGAGGAGTGAGAGGATGGCAGAGTCGTATAGTGTAAAAGCAATATTATCAGCGCAGGACAAAAACTTTTCATCCATTATGAAATCATGCCAGGGATATGCAAATAATCTGAAAACCACTCTCACCGGTGGTCTTGGATTCGGTGCAATGGCTGCAATCGGTGGAAAGGCGATGTCGCTGGTGACAAATTCAGTCAGTGATTTGTCGAAAGAAACTATAGAAACATCGGATTCCATGTATAAGTTGCAGGCAGCTATGAGATTTTCCGGGTATTCCGAAGCGGAAATACAGAGAATAGCCGGAGCAACAGGTACATTAAAAACGTATGCGGATAAAACAGTATTCTCCCTGCAGGATGTTATGAGTACATTCGGCGCATTTTCGGCAAATGGAATCAAAGACGCAGACAAGTTGACGGAAGCGGTCGGTAATGCAGTTGCTGTATTTGGCGGAGGTGCAAAGGAATATTCCTCGGTAGCACTTGCGATTTCACAGGCAATGGCAGCAGGAGCTTTACATGCTCAGGATTGGAACCAGATCATTAATGCCAGTCCGCAGCTTGCTGGAGGCTTACGGAAAGAGTTAATTAAGCTGAATCCAACATTAGGGAACGACTTCAAAGGAGCAATGGAAAAGGGTGCAATTACCGCAGACATGCTCGGACAGGCTATCAATAACATTGGTATGACCGACATGGCGAAAGAAGCAGCTACATCCGTAACCACATTTGAAGGCGCTATGAGTAACTTGGAAGCATCTGCAGTAAGCGGAATGATGAAGCTTTATGATACTTTCGCAAAGCCTAAAGTGATTGATGCAATCAATGGGATGACGGGTAAGGTGGAGGCGGGATTTGACAAATTGTCCGTTGGAATTCCAAAAGCAATCGAACTTATATCTCCATACTGGAACGTGCTGAAAACAGATGCAAAAGAGGTAGGGACAGCCTTTGGAGAGGCAGCTGGTGCGATTATTGACGAAGTACAGGAACTTACCGGAGCATTTGGAAAAAAGGAAAGTGTGGATAATTTCTCTGAAAGCATGGGAACAGCAACAGGTGCATTGACTACATTTGCGGATTTTCTAAAAGATCATGATAAAGAAGTGGCAAAAGCGATTACACTGTTACCGAAATTATATGTTGCTTTTAAAGGCTTTAAAATAGTCAGTGCAGTTGCCCCTGGTGTCAAAACTTTTGCGGGCGCAATTGTAAGCATGACAGGAAAAGGAATAGCGACACTGGCAGGTAAGTTATTTGGCGTAGCAGCGGGTGAAAAAGCGGTAGGCACTGCAAGTAAAGAATCATCAGGAACTATCCTAGAATCAGCAAAAGCATTTGTAGCGATCGGAGCGGGAGTAGCATTGATAGCGGCAGGATTTTCCCTTTTGGCATATTCAGCCGTGCAAATCGCACAAGCTGGACCACTGGCAGCAGGAGTACTGATCGGCATGACGGTTGCAGTGGCAGGCTTAATGGTTGTTGCCAAAAATGTGGCGTCGGCTATGACGGCCGGAGCAACCGGATTCATTGCCTTTGGTGCAGCTGTCCTGATTGCGGCAGCGGGGATTGCTATATTATCACTGGCGGCTGTTAATCTGGCGAATGCGGGACCGCTTGCTATAGGCTGTATGGTTGGTATGGTTGCGGCAATTGCCGGACTTGCCCTTGGCGCAGCAGCACTAGGACCGGCATTGACAGCCGGAGCAGTAGGTCTCATTGCCTTTGGTGTAGCTATCTTACTGGTTTCAACCGGAGCACTGCTGGCGAGTGTTGGGCTTGCCATAGTAGCAGGTGTGCTTCCGACCATTGTGCAGTACGGAATTCAGGGAGCGGCTTGCATCGCAACCCTCGGAGCAGGCATGATCGTATTTGGCGCTGGGGCTGCAGTAGCCGGAGCAGGATGCATTGTTCTTGGTGCCGGACTTGTAGTGGTAGGTGCAGGACTTGTATTAGTTGGCGCAGCTGTCCTGATAGCGGCAGCGGGTGTGTTGCTTCTGGCAGCAGGCACACTGGCTCTTGGTGCCGGTCTTACGGTAGCTGGGGCCGGACTTCTATTGATGGGAGCTGCATTCCCTGCTGTATCATCCGGAGCTTTAGCAACGGTAGGAGCACTGACAGCCTTAACAGCATTATCATTAGGTCTTGCGGCCGGAATGGGAGCATCGGCTGTTGTAGTGGTTGCGTTTGGAGTAGCTATGGCAGGCGGCGCAGTTGGCACCCTTGCAATGGTGGTAGCATTAAAGTCTGTCAATTCAAGCATGAAATCTATAGCCGGTAATGCCAAAAGCGCTCAAAGCTCGCTCACGAGTATGCGAGCCAGTGTAAATGTGGTAAATTCCGGACTGGATGCGTTGGGAAGTAGAGCAAAGTCGGCAGTTAATACATTGGTAAGACAATTTTCAAACGCAGAAGGAAAAGCAAGGAGCTCCGGGAATGCTGTTGGAAACAACTTCAATAACGGAGTCCGCAATGGAATGAACCGGGCAGTATCCACAGCAAGATCCATGTCTGCATCCACGGTAGTGGCAATGCGATCAGCCGGATCTGGTTCATACAGCTGTGGTGTGTATATAGGCGCTGGTCTTGCAAATGGTATGGCGAGTCAGGTCGGACGTGTAAGATCTGTCGCAGCGCAGTTGGCAGCTGCAGCAGAGGCGGCAATTAGGGCGAAGGCGCAGATTCACAGTCCGTCAAGGGTGTCTGACAAATTAGGTAGTTATTTTGGCATTGGATGGGTTAATGCAATATTAGGAAAAGTTAAACTCGCAAGAAAAGCTGCAGCACAGCTGGTTCAAATACCAGAGCTGGCAACAATACCGGATATTGGCATGAATATTCGAACAAGTATCGATGATTTGAATGATGATTATGAATACACCAGAAATGAAACTTATACCATTTACATCCCTGTCGAAGTAGATGGCCGGCAGGTGGCAAAGGCAACGGCGAAATACACCAAAGAAGAAATTGAACAGCAGCAGAAAAGAGATCTTCGAAAGAAAGGCATGAGATAAGGAGGGCAGATATGTATAAATTTGTAGACACTACAGAGAGACAGGAAGAGCAGATACTGCCCTCCGAAGCTCTTAATTTTAACGGAGTCTATTTTGAAAATGTAATCCCCGGATATCGGACACTATATGTGTCCGGCCGGGAGATGATCGAAACAGAAATTACAGATTTGGATACGGAGATTATGGATGGATCCAGATATCGAAGAAAACGATATAAGCCGAGAACGATCACTGTCGGGTATCAGCTGATCGCTAAGAGTAATGCGGAATTCCGGAATGCTTATAACAAATTGAATTTATTACTTGATGTGGCAGAAGCGAAGCTGATCTTCTTGGACGAACCGGATAAGTATTATGTTGGAACGAAGGTGAATGCCGGTGATGTGCCGCATGGCAGGAATGCGATCACTGCAGAAATTGAGTTCTATTGCTCAGATCCATTTAAATATTCCGTAGAAGAGTACGAGGTTGCGCCAACTGCAGATGACGGGACAACATTTGTTGTTGATTATAAAGGAACGTATAAAGCACATCCAACGTTCGAAGCAGTGATGGAAAATGGAGAGAATGGATTTGTCGGATTCGTTGATCAGGATAAACATATTTTACAGTTCGGAAACATCGAAGAGGAAGATGGGGAGACGTACAAAGAAAATGAGACATTGGCTACGCTTCAGGACTTTTTCAATGCATCGGATGATACATCTGGAACGGATTTTATGCATCCTTTCTACGGAGCAAAAGGATCCCTCGGAACATCAACATGGTTTAATACCAAGTTCCTCTCTTTGAAGTCTGCAGGGCAACAGGTTGGTCGCGCAAACGGTGGACTCAGAACCATCATTCTTCCGGCGGACTCAACCGGTGATCAGGAAGGGTGTCAGAACTTTTATTCTTATTTCCATATCCTGTTTTATGCCGGATTGATGGGACAGACCGGAGAAATGTGTATTAACTACCTAACAGCAGACGATAAGCTTATTGCCGGTGTGAACTGGTATAAATCGGATATGAGCGGAAATACAGGACATTATGATCTAGTCTGCTACAATCCGAACAAGAAGAGTACCGATCAGCAGGCGGGACGTGTGCTGAAAACGTACACTTATATGACAAGTCATCTGCGGAAGCAAAATCCGTGGTACTGGAACTGGGGACATTGTGATCTTAGAAAAGAAGGCAGTAAACTTACATTTTTCTATAATGGCAGTTATCCGAGCTTCAATATTCCGGAAATAGCGGATATGAAATGTGCCAAGATTCAGATTGCGATTAAGCAGAGAGGAACAAGATCAGGGAATAAATATCTTACATACAACGGGATCAATGCTTTTTATTTTCAGAAGTTACATGTAAAAAAATGGAGAGACGTACCGAATAAATTTGCGCAGGACTGCAGTTTGATTGCAAATTGTTCAGATGGATCAATTCGGATGAATGGTCTGCCAAAGCCGGATCTGGGAGCTCTTGGAAATGACTGGGAAACATTTTGCTTGAAGCCGGGAGTTAATCAGGTTCAATGCTTGTGCTCCAGCTGGGCGAAGAAACCAACGTTTAAAATGAAGTACAGGGAGGTGTTCTTGTGATCATATATTTTGCTGACAGGGCAATGAACATTCTTGGATCAGCATCTACCGGACTGCCGAAGGGACTAATGATTACAAATGATAAAAAGACAGAAGAAATATCCGAAGGTGTGGCAATCTTTGAATGCAATTTGGATTACAATTTTGTGAATCTGGATGAGGACGAAGAACAGGAAGTTGATGTGAAGAAGCTTGCTGCAGTCGGAAATTTCATCCTAAAACAGGGTGCAGACAGCAGTGAAGTGGAAGTATATATGATTATTGATTCGACGATAGATCCGATTCAAAAGGATGCATCCATCTATGCTGAAGATGCGGGACTGGATCTGTTAAATGAAGTGGTCGGAAAGTATGCTGCAGATAAAGCTTATAACATTGCCTATTACATTAATAAATTTGCGTATGATTCCGGATTTGAAATCGGAATCAATGAGGTAAGTAATCTTACAAGAAAGTTGTCCTGGGATGGTGAAGACACAGCGACAAAGAGATTACTGAGTGTAGCTACACAGTTTGACAACGCTGAGATTGGATTTGGCTTCAAAGTCGAGAATATGGCTGTGACTGGAAAATACATCAATGTGTATAAGAAGAGGGGAAATGATTCAGGTGTAACTTTGACCATTGGCAAAGAGGTTAGTGGATTTCGAATCAAGAGTTCTATCGCAGATCTTGCAACAGCATACCGCTGTACCGGCGGAACACCGGAAGGATCAGAAAATCCGATTACATTAAATGGTTATAAGTACGATGATGGAGATTTTTATGTAGAAGGATCCTATGTGAAATCCCGGAAAGCACTGGAAAAGTGGAGCCGGTATCAGATTAAGACAGAAAAGAATAAGAATGATGTTGGGCATATCGTAAAATCCTTTACATACGATACGACATCGAAATCTGAATTGTGCAATCGAGCCGTATCCAGTCTTAAGAAGATCTGTGATGAAGCTGTTACCTATGAGGTAGAGTTGTTATATCTTCCAGATGGGGTGAAGGTAGGTGACACGGTATCCATTGTTGATGATGACGATAATATATATCTTACTGCAAGACTGTTGAAATTAGAGATGTCAGAATCGAACAATACAAAAGAAGCAGAGCTAGGGGATTATGTAAGACAGGGAAGCGGTATTGATGCAAAAGTTATGGAGTTGGCAGAGCGATTTGAGAAGATCGCTAAGAATCGTAATTTTTATACATGGACAGCCTTTGCAGATGATGAAAATGGAACGGGAATTTCGGCCAATGCTTACGGAAAAGATTATCTCGGAATCGCTACGAACCGGCTTGCGAAAGAAGCTGATCTTTCCGATCCGACGCAGTACACATGGGTAAAGATAAAAGGTGAGCAGGGCATTCCGGGAACAGCGGGTAAAGATGGTAAAACAACATATTTTCATATGAAATATTCGGCGGTACCGAACCCGACATCATACAGTGACATGACGGAAACACCAAACAAATATATTGGAACCTATGCAGATTATGAACTGGATGACAGTACAGATCCATCGAAATATACATGGGGAAAATTCCAAGGCGACAACGGCGAAGATGGTGCAGATGGAATTCCAGGGAAAAATGGAGAGAACGGCGAGACGAGTTATGTGCATTTTGCTTATGCGACCAGTGCGGATGGAAAAACTGGATTTTCGACAACAGATACTGTCGGGAAAACATATATGGGACAGTATGCAGATTTTGAAAAAGCTGATTCTGAAGATCCGACAAAGTATCGGTGGAGTAAATTTCAAGGTCCCCAGGGCCCACAAGGTGAACAAGGACCACAAGGCTTGCAGGGGTTACAAGGTGAGAAAGGTGAACAGGGTATCCCTGGTCCAACAGGAGAGACAGGTGCCACCGGAGCAACAGGTCCTCAAGGACCGGCTGGTAAAGACGGAACGAATGGGAAGACCAGTTATTTCCATATAAAATATTCCCCAGTAGAGAATCCAACCTCATCACAGATGTCAGAAATACCGAATACCTATATCGGAACCTATGTGGACTATACAGAGCCGGATTCGACAGATCCAAGCAAATATACCTGGTACAGATTTAAAGGCTTACAAGGTGAACAGGGAACACAGGGAATCCCAGGAACCAATGGTGCAGATGGGAAAACATCATACTTGCACATTAAATACTCCAATGATGGTGGTAAGACATTCACATCAAATTCTGGAGAAACAGTCGGGGATTACATTGGACAGTGTACGGACTTTAATCGGGCGGATCCTACTACGGTGGGAGCTTATACATGGAGTAAGATCAAAGGTGAAACAGGAGCGAAAGGCGAAAAAGGAGATAAGGGAGCCACAGGAGCTACAGGTCCTCAGGGACCTCAGGGAGTGAAAGGTGATACTGGTGCGACCGGACCACAAGGCGTAAAAGGTAATACAGGACCACAAGGACCACAGGGGCAGACAGGAACAGCTGGTAAAGATGGACAAATGCTCTATGCGACATGCGATACTGCAGCTGGAACCGTAGCGAAAGTTGCAAGTTTGGCGGCTGGTTCACTTTCGTTAAAAGCTGGAGCAACAGTAGCTGTTAAATTTACTTATGCAAACACTGCATCAAGCCCAACACTTAATATTGCTGGTACAGGTGCAAAAGCAATGTATATCCAAGGTGTCCGGGATGTATATTGGACCGACGGAGCAACCGTAACCTTCACATATGACGGCATAAACTGGAGAGTGGCATCCGAACCAGTATATGCGCCAACAGCTACGATCGGTAATGCTGCTGGATTCAATGTGTTTATAGATGGAACCAGTGTACAAGTTAGGAAGGGGACTGAAGAACTTGCATCCTTCAAAGGTGACGAGATTCGATTAGGAGAGGGTGTTGATTGCGCAAAGGTATTTATAGGAGATTTGGAAATAGGTGTAGATGGAGCAGAAACATATCTTAGAAATTCATCTACGAGAATTTCAACGAAAGCATCTCATGAGGGCGGCTCGGCATCAGTACCGTCCGTAGTAGTTAATGATATGGATACGTATGTGAATGGCAGAGGTATGAGTAGCCTGATCGATTTCTATCCTAGAAACGTACATAGGATGACTACAGGAACCAAAGTGTTAACTGCTGGCAAGACTGGAACATCAAGACAATTATTTAGCAACTCAGAAATTAATAGTTTGTTGGGTGTTAGCAATAGCTCAAATGGAAATACGGCAGTGATGGTATCGAATGGTGATGGGGCTGCTACTGGCGTGCATGTAGAAGGATGCACTTATCAGAATGGAGCTTGGCATGCAGTATTTAATACCAATATTGGTTCAGTGCCGATTAGAATAAATTTTATTATTACTTACTGGGGATAAAATCTGTACCAAGGAAGTATTATGAGATTATATGCGAGGTAGTTTCCAAGAAATGAATACTTCTTGGAAAACTTCTCCTTCTGCTGTATAATGTCGGTGGAAGGAGAGTGATTGTGTATTGGAAACATTAAATAAATTTAACGCAATTGGCATACAAGGAATAGTGGCTATCATTACATTAGTGTCCGCAGTTACATCGGCGTTAGTATCTGGTTTAATGCAAATAATCACAAAATGGATAGAAAGTCATTATTCTAAAAAACAAGCGGAAATTACAAGTGAACATGAAGCTTTTATGATGAAAGAAAAGAATCTTCAAGAGATACGAATGAAGAGGCTGGATAAATATTATGATGAACGTAAGGATTTGTTTCAGCAATTTGTTCGTAATGCAACATTATTCTTAAATAATCCGGAGGGTGAAGATGCAAAAGACTATTTTGATGATATGATGAAGTATAGAAGTCTTGCGTTGCTGTATGGCAATGAAAAATACAGAGAAAAAGATAAAGAATTTATGTCTATCGGAAGCGAAATGAATGATTTTTTACTATTCGATGCAAAAGCCAAAGAGAAATTGGATGAAATAATTGAAGTAATTAATGAAATTTTACGAAATGATTAAAAGAAAGGATAATGACAAGAGAGGTTAATGCCTCTCTTTTTCTATATCAAAAATCGAGGTGAATATATGGAAATCAGAGCAAGACCGTAAGGTCTTATTTTTATACGCAAAATTAAGAAAGAGTGAGGTATATGAAGAAAATGGATAAAATTTTTAATTGGATCAGTGTAGTGTTCGGTCTGATCGGAGGCGTCCTGTCATACTGGCTTGGTGGATGGGACGTGCTTTTAAAGACAATCGTGTTCCTGGCAGTGGTGGATTACATAACAGGAGTGATCAAAGGTATTTATACGAAAAAGCTGTCATCGGAAACCGGATTCAAGGGACTGCTGAAAAAGATTGTAATGTTTATTGTAATTGCCGTGTCTTTTTCCATCCAAGAATTAATCGGGAATACAATCCCGTTAAGAGAAGTTGTAATCATGTTCTATATTTGCAATGAGGCATTGAGTTTATTGGAAAATGCAGCAGTATTCGTACCAATTCCGGACAAGCTGAAAGATGTATTAATACAGTTAAGAGATAAAGATACAGAAGAGGATACAGAGGGCGAATAATCGTCCTCTAACATATTATATAGTGTGTGCGACGTCGCACAGAAAGGAGCAATTATGGCACATTTATTTTTAATAGCCGGACACGGAGCCGGTGACAGTGGAGCTGTTGGATACGGTTACACCGAGGCAGAGAGAGTCCGTGCACTTGCAAGACGAATCGCAGCGTATGGAGGAAGTAATGTTACTCTTGGAGATACAAACCGGAACTGGTATGTTGATAAAGGTATCAGCTCACTCAAAATCTCAAAGGATTGGCAGATCCTGGAACTTCATATGGACAGCAATGTATCGACAGCCAAAGGTGGTCATGTAATTATTAAAGAAGGATATAATCCGGATCAGTATGACACGGCGCTTGCTAACTTCATTGTTTCCTTCTTCCCTGGAAGAGCAAATAAGATTGTAGGCAGAGCGCATCTTGCAAATGTCAATCTCGCAGCTGCAAAAGGTTACAGCTACCGGTTGCTGGAAAATGGATTCATTACAAACCAGGGGGATCTCAACAAGTTCAACAGCCAGATTGACGATCTCGCAAGAGGGATCCTCAAAGCATTCGGAATCTCGTCTGCAGCACCAGTAGCATCAGTTAAGAAGAAAGCAGAACCAATCGACGGAGAGATCAAGGCTGGTGGAGCATTCCAGAACAAGACCGATAAGTTCGGTACAATTTCATACCAGGCACACATGAGAAGTGCTGGCTGGGGAGCTTGGCAGTCTGACGGATTAATGGTCGGTTCAACAAACCAGAATCGCCGGATCGAAGCACTGCACATCCAGCCGGTCGGAAAAACAGATGTTGTTGTCCATATGAAAGGGATCGGAAACAAAGAATACAAGAACATCACCAAAGACACACTGATCGGAACCACCGGACAGAACAGAAGACTGGAAGCAATCCGGATCACCGGAAAGGAATCTTTCTACCTGTACAGAGTCCACCAGAAGAGT